CCCAAACAACGGTAACTACTGTGCTGTCCATCTTACGGGCTGGGTCAATACCCACAACCACGGGCGAGCGGTGCCACGCCTTAACAATCTCTTGTGAGGTATCCCCTAGCTCATCCATGATGGTTGAGGTAACGAACATACCTCTTTCCAACAGCCACTTGCCGCAGTACGACATCTGGAACTCATCAGAGTCCTCACCGATACGTAGCATCTCGCGCTTAATGAACTTAGCGTAGTTAGGGTTGCACTTGGCAACGTCACGCCAATCCCATTCAAAGTGATTCTGACGAGAAGAGCGGGCAGTCTGACGTCGCTTATTCAGCTGGATTGAACGGTAAAAATTATTCTTGCTAGTAGTCGGCGTGCCAGTCTTGACCATCGTTCCAGAATAATAAGCAAGCATAGGACTAATGGATTTGCTAACCACAAAGTCATCCGCCTCTTGGCACTCATCAATAACAATAAGATGGAAAGACTTAGATTCAATCTTGGCCCTCGGGTTTGCTGTCATCATGGTGAGCGTAGAGCCAGACTTCTTGAGCTTAATCTGACGTGTGACACCCGCCACTTTACTAATGGAGTCATCAATCTCTGCATCGGCAAGGATTTCGTTAGCCGTCTCAGATGTGAGGCGGTTCACAGCTCTGCCGAACAGGGTTTCTACCTGTCCTTCGACAGGGGCAAACATACCAATCCAGATGCCGTCTTTGTACTTTCCCAGTAGGTCAGGAAATAGTTGGGCTAGGCGTGGTAGGAGAATCATAAGGGTAACAACCGTGTTAGCGATAGTCTCAGACTTACCCGACTGACGGGCTGCTAGGGCTGTGATTTCTTCGCCGTCATTAATAATAACCGACTCAATAATACGTCGGGCCAGCGGTACTTGATAGGGGTGAAGGTCGTGCCCAACAAACTGGGCCATAAACTTCATGATGCGGTCAATGAGGGTCTTGACGAATTCTTTAGAGAGCTCGTCTAGCTCTTCTTCTTCGTCCTGCTCTTCAACGGCGAGGTCGTCCTCATCCTCGAGGAACTCCTCTTCGTCAATAAATCCTTGTTCGCTCATGTTGTCCGATTCAGTAGCTGATTAAAGAAAGTCTAGAGCAAACAAAGAAGCCTGGGCTGTTAAACCCAGGCTCTAAGTACCTGATGGGAGAGATGGAAACGAGGTGCTATAAGTATAGAGCAAATGTCGACAAATTGCTAATCGGGTAGTTAGTATCCGTTGCGTTGTGCGATAGCTTCGATGACTGCGTGAACGGCCTCTGCGCCAGTGCGCGCCTCTAGAAGAAGTTCAGGGCTACCCGTGCGCTCGTATGCGATAAGGGTACGGCCTAGTTCGTTGATTGCCTGCTCTCCCCAGCGGGTAAGTTCGGCTGTAGGGATGCGTTGTACACGCTTGGCAATCCTAGGGCTAAAGGGTTTATCCCAATGCTTGTTGCGCTTAAAGTTCATTAATGACCCAATCGCCTGAATACTCTGCTTGAGGGGATTCCCACTCCTCAATCTCGGAGAGTTCAACTTGGTGTATATGGGACTTGATGGCATTCGTTAGTGCTTCCTCTTCAGGCAGGGCTTCAGTAAACCAGCCAATCGCATATCCTGGACGGGTAAATGGTACACGAAAAACTAGGCAGGTTCCCTTGCGGTAGGGCTCTTCAATTTCTTGGCTCCAGCCTTTTTCTACAAAGGGCCAGAAACGGCGATGGCCGTACTTAACTGTTGTTACGTATAGTGGTCCGATTAATGAGTGCATCTGTTAGTACACGCCTCCCTGGCCTCTAAGTCGGTAGCGTACGCCCTTACCGCCCAGCTTGGTGCTCTGCTTACCCTTCAGCGCTTGCTGTTGGCGACGGCTTCGCTCTAGGTTTGCAGTTAGAGCGGCACGGCGACGAGGAGACATAGTGCTCAGGTCTACAGGGCCCATGTCATAGATGCCTGCGTCAAATCCGTTTTCATGAAGGAACTTGCCCTTGGATGTTGCGCTTTTAAAACCGTTCCACGTCTCTGGGTCTACCCCAGCGTAGTACCAATAGGTAGTGTCATTAAAAACCACGTACATGGTTTGCTCTTTGGAGTCGTATGCAGCGCGAAGTGTGCGTGGACGAGCAGGATTAGTTGTTGAGGTTTGGATAAAGTGAAGGTCGCTTGGGAGCTCTTGCCCTACTTGGGATTCTGTTTGCTCAACCGTATCAATGGCCTCAAACTCACGGTCAATGGCGCTTTCCACACCCATGCCTCGTTGCAGGGCGGCAGCCTCATCGTTACTAATAAAGTCAGCCATTATTCATCACAAACGTGGTCTTCGGTCTCAGTCTCCAGTACTCGCTCGTAGCAGGTTCCACAGCGAAGCCACTTAGGTGGCTTGAAGTTATTCTGAGCGGTTGCTCCAGCCTCAAACTCTAAACCATCAGGGTTGAGGGCTGGTGCGTAATTGTCGACAATTTCAGGTTCATCAAATAACTCAGGTGGGAAAGGTCCACGCGGCGAGACGATGCGGTTAGGTATCGGGTGCACCTGTACGGCGTTATGCCGTATAAGGCGCATTACTCAGCCTTAGGTTCTGGAGCCTTTGGCTTTGCTGGTGCAGCTTTTTCTGGAAGGCGAAGTTGCCCTGCATCGGCTCGCTTCTGCAAGTGCTTAGGAAGACAGATGGCGCAATAGTAGACAGGGTTGGCGCCTGGGTTATTGAGGTAGTAGACAGCTTCACGGCTGCAGTTAGCACACTTCATTTAGTACTCCTTGGTTTGAATGTTCAGTATAGCAAAAAAGGGGGCCGAAGCCCCCTTCTTCACTTAATGACTTACTTAGCTGCGTCTACAGCTGCCTTAGCAACAGCCTTCTGAGCGTCCGCTACTGCTGCGGTAGCAACAGAGGTCAACGCTGAGGTTGTTACTGAATCAAGATGCTCCTGCTTAGCGAGGTCTGTTACAACACCCTTAGGGTTGAACTTAGCCAACAATGGACCAACAACGCCAACTACTGCCGCCCAAAGGACGTGCTTGATGTGGTGGTTGCCTGTCTGCCAGATTGCTACAGCTGATGCTGCGGTTGCGTAAACATAGTGCTCAACAAGAGCCTTTTCTGAACGTGTGATTTTCATGTCTTACTGCTCGCTTTCGATGTTGTTAGCGTACGGCGTCACAATATGTGACTCTGACTCTACGTCGGGTCGTGACGTAGGGTTGTGTGGTACGGCTCCCCCTGTTAGGGCAGCTAATGCTACCTCTGTTAGATGGCTGGGGTCAACTGAGAAATTGCTAGCTTTCCATGCGGCGAGCCCCGCTACGCCAGCTAGACCTACGGCCTTAGGGTCGCTTACGGGGAACTTGAATGGCACTGTGCACCTCTTTGATTAGATGAAGGGCCTCTTCGACACGCTTGTGGGTTTGCCCATCAAGGTTGAGGTCCTTTTCAATTATAGCCCTGTCTTCCTTGCCTGAACGGTTAGTAGCGTTCAATAACAAGCCAGATAGGAGGATAGACTCCAATGAGACGATAAGGGTAAGAAGGTTAAATGGATACGGGTCAAAAACGGCAAAGGTCATCCACGCAGTCCAAAAGACCATGTGGAAGATAAGGAACCACGGTGAGCCAAAAGCTGTTGCGGCCCAGTCAGACATTCTTTGAAAATACTTCATTAAGCTCCTGCTTCCTTAATCATTGAGGCATAGGTAGCGGCGTCTAATCCCTTAGAGGATTTGAGCGCTGGGAATTTTTTCTGGTAAACGGGTACCAACGCCAAGTCCTCTGTAGTTAGTGTCCCTTTGACTAGATTGCTTGGGAGCAGCCCAGCCTTTTCTAAAGCTGTCTCTACTATCAACGCCGCCTGAGTCTTGAGCCCAGCCTTAAACGCTGAGGTGCCAGGGAACGGCGGTGCAACTAATACTGTGGTTGTTTTAACTGTAGTCGCTGTAGTGGTGTGAGTTGCAATCGCCGCTCCCCCACCGCCAAGAGCTGTTACGGCGGCTACACCAGTCGCTAATGGCTTGCTGTTAGAGGTCTTGGAGATAGCGGGTTTTGAGCCCTCTTCGTACGCTGGGCGAACAATTGCAAGGACAAAGAGGTATGGGCGATGACGCAGATAAACACCATGACCATCAGCCTGTGGAGAGTTAGCTGTGTAGTGGTCAGGGGTGGTGTTTCCGCCAATGGTTGTGATGCCATCTTTAGAAGCCGCTACTACCAACTCAACGTGGTCAGGGATAGCGTTTCCAGAAAAGCTGTAAAAGACTATATCTCCAGGAAGTGCGGAGTACTTATCCACAACCTGCTTGTTCTTCTGGAACCAAGTCAGTCCAGCTGGGCAGTAAGAGAATCCCTTAGGTGTTTGAGCAGCTACAAGGTGAGAAGCGTTAGCTTGAGCAAAGCACCATGAGATGAACATGGCGCACCACGGCTCGTTAGAAATGCCGTACCAGTCGCCGTAGGGGTTCTTGTCGGTAGCTCCGCCATAGAAGTTTACTTGCTTCTGTGCAATGTTGATGATGTCTACGCCAGCTGTCATTTGTCTAGCTCCTTATTCGTTACTACTTCAGCAGCAGCCGCTGTTCCTGCCTTTCTGTAACGAAAGGTTTCCCACAGGGGCGCTGGGATTTCATGGATGCCGTAGCGTGTACGGTGATGTGCTTCGCAGAGCACTTCTAGGTTTCCTGGGCTTTCAATCCAAGCTTGGAACTCATCGTCGTTAGCAAAGTGAACGCCAAAGGCCTCTTCCACTCTTGCTGGGTCCATGTTGTTTACCTGAGAAAACTCAATGTGGCTGTGGTGAAGCTCTGGGCCTCCTGAGCAGAAGTCGTCGTTGATGACGCACTTCCACAGACCAGCTGCCTTGATGCGAGCCTTTGCCTGATTGAACAGGTGGTAGTGAGGGTCAGATTCCCGTGGCTCGTGTGCAGGCACAGAGACAGCAAGGTGAAGGTTCAGTGCGTTCTTGTGAGCGTCGGTCACTGGTAGATTAACCTTTCCGCTAAGTCTCCTGGGGTTACAAGATTGTCTGGCTTGTTTACCAATCCAATACCTGCCCTGTCGTAGGTGAGGGCAACTAGCTCTGAGCATATGACCCCATAACGCATAGCGGCACGCTCCATCAAGGATGTGTTCGCCAATACCTTGAGCCCCAAGATACGAAGAGCTAGGACAAAGATGTCAAAAAAGCCGTAGGGACGACCCACAAGGTTGACCGCAGCCTCTACGATAGTTTCACGCTGCTTGGCGGTTAACTTCTCGTGCTGGTTCCATGCAATCAATGGGTACTTAGAGACTGGGCTAATCGCCACGCCACGAGGGTTGGCTTCTACAATCAAATGCTCGTCAATGCAGATGAAGGCG